GGTCGTGAGACATCAACTGGTATTACTACAACAACATCTCCCAGTGTAAACATTACAGGTATTGGATCTACTATACATTCATTTGAAGAGACACAAAATTTTATTCAGATACCTGATTCTGTAATAGGTATTGAGAAAGTATGGAAGGTTGATAGTCGTGCTATAGCATCTAACATGTTCAACATAACATATCAGTTATTCTTGAACGAAATATACTACTTCAGTTCTATGGAATTGTTGAGTTATACACAGACTAAAAGATATCTTGAAGACATAGACTTTATATTACATCCAGACAAGCAGATAAGATTCAATAGAAGACAAAATAGATTGTATATTGACTCAGACTACAGTAGTATGAAGACTGATGACTATCTTATAATAGAGTGCTACAGAGTATTGGATCCTAATGATTACCCAAAGGTCTACAATGATCGTTGGGTCAAGAAGTATTTCACAGCACTGTTGAAAAAACAATGGGGTCAGAATCTCATAAAGTTTCAGGGTGTGAAATTGCCAGGTGGTGTTGAACTAAATGGCAGACAGATATATGATGACGGTGTTGCTGAACTAGATAGACTAGAAGAAAAAATGGCAAACGAATTCGAGTTACCAGTTATGGACATGATAGGATGAAGACATTCAAGCAGTTTGCTGAAATGGCAGACAAAAAAATCATCAAGAAACTTGGAAAAAATGTTCCAAAACCCAACATGGGTAATCATAATCCTAATGAGTTTCTTGATAAGGTCAAAAAGAGTCCTAAAGGAGGAGTATGAAATCATTCAAGCAATTTAAAGAGGGTCTTAGAAAGGTTGGTGATCCAGTAAGTGCAAAGGATATGATCAATGACATCAAGATAATTGATGATACCGAAACTAACCCATTGAAAAAACAACTAAGACATGCCAAATATAGAAACTACATCGATCAATTTGGTTTGAAGGGAGTCTAATGGCACTCAACCCGTTCTTTCTACAGGGTAGTAAGGGCGAGCAATCGCTCGTACAAGATCTAGTCAATGAACAGATCAAGATGCATGGTATAGAGTTCATCTATATGCCACGTGTCTTAGTGAAGAGTGCGAGTGTGTTGAGAGAAATAACAAGTTCAAAGTTTGACAGATCATTTCCTATAGAAGGGTACATATCATCTTACGAGGGTTTTGACTCTGGATATAATCTTCTTACAAAGTTTGGTGTAAGGTCTACAGCAGAGATGAAGATAGTAATATCGATTGATAGGTATGAGAATAGTATTGCTCCTCTCCTATGGAAGTTTCCTAGTGCAGCAACAGGACCTACTGGTAGAGTAGAGGATCAGAAGAGACCTTTTGAGGGAGATCTAATGTATTTCCCATTGAGAGATATAATATTTGAGATCAAATATGTAAATGATCTAGAGAATTTTTATCAACTACAAGATAGGTACACATATGAGTTGACTTGTGAACCGTTCGAGTACGAAGACGAAGTTATCGATACTGGTATTGGTGCTATAGACGATGACTTTGAAGATGCAGGTTATAATGTCACTATGATTTTAGGTGATGCAGGTGCAAGAGCAACAGCATCAGCAGCAGCGATTGTCAGTGGTGGTATTCATAAGATAGACGTGTTATCGGGTGGAACTGGATATACGAACGCTCCTACTATCAAGATAGATCCTCCTACGGGTGGTGTGCAGGCAACTGCAGTTGCTATAACAACAACGACTGGTACCAGAAACTTTAAATCACTACGAGTAGAGAGTATACAGATAACAAATCCTGGTGCTGGATACACACAGATACCTGATGTACAGTTCTTAGCAGAGGATGGTAAAGGTAGTGGTGCTAAAGGATTAGCAGGTATTGGCACAGCAGGTGTCATAGGTCCTATCACAATCAACTTCATAGGTCAAGGATATTTCACACCACCTACGGTATCGTTCTCAACTGCACCTGCAGGTGGACTTACAGGTATCGCCACTGCTACAATCAACACAACTACCAATCAGATAAGTGCAATCACTGTCACAAATGCAGGTTATGGATACACAGCTCCTCCAGTAATTGAAGTTGGTGCAGCATCATCGGTAGGAAGTGGTACATACACTTACGGTGATATCATTACAGGAGAGTCTTCACTCACAACAGCATTTGTAACTAAATTTGATTCAGTTACTAATACATTACTTGCAAGAAATCTATCTGGTAACTTTGCTGTTGGGGAGCAGATTGTCAACACTGGATTTGGTACTGCTGTATACACCCTAGATAGTATAGATTATGATGACGACGATGCATTTGAAGACAGTGGCGACATCCAAGTTCTGTCAGACACAAGCGTTCTGGACTTTACAGAACGAAACCCATTTGGTGAGGTATAATGGTAGGTAATTATTTTTACAACGAGACAATCCGAAAGACAGTTATTGCTTTCGGTACATTGTTCAACAATATAAGAATCAAGAAGTTTGGCACGGACGGTAATACCATAAGTCAAGTCAAAGTTCCTATTGCTTATGGTCCTATGCAAAGGTTTCTTGCAAGGATAGAACAGCAAGCAAATTTTGATGACAACATTGCCATATCATTACCTAGAATGGCATTTGAGTTGCAGTCATATACTTACGATCCTACAAGAAAAGCATCACCTATAACAAAGTTTACCCTCAAGTCACCAACAGATAAAGTAAAGACTAAGAAGATGTATTTACCTGTGCCTTATGACGTAGGGTTTAGATTGAGTTTTGCTACAAAATTGCAAGACGATGCACTACAAATAATAGAACAAATATTACCATTCTTTCAACCATCATATAATGTTACAGTCAATATGTTGGAGGGAGTTGAGGAGTCAAGGGATATACCATTCACACTCAGAAACATATCGTTCTCTGATGAGTATGAAGGTGACTTCTCTACTAGAAGATTCATACAATACGATTTAGATTTTATTGCAAAGACATACTTCTATCAAGAAGTTCCAACAGACGAAGGTGGAATCATCAAGAAGGTACAAGTCGATTACTCTACTGCTATCAGAGCACCAAGAGCACAGAGATATACTGTTGTACCAACAGCAACTAAAGATTATAATAATGACAATGACGGTTACTTCCTGACTGCTGAGTTAGATGAGAAGAAGACTCTCATCAAAGTCAATAACAATGCTGCATTTACTGCTAACACTTACATACAAATCAATGAAGAGGTTATGAGAGTGAAAGAAATTGATGGCACAAATCTTATTGTGGTAAGAGCACAGTATGGTAGTAAGGTTGCAGAACATCATGCTAATGACAATATAAATCAAGTCAACTCCTTAGACAATGATCTAGTAGAGGTGGGTGATGAGTTCGGATTCTCAGAGTCAAGGTCATTCTTTGACAATGATGGTCAAGAATATAGTACGTCATTAGGAAGAGATGTGGGGTAACCTTTGGGAATCATATGTCAATAATGACCTAAGAGATGTCGAACTAGATGACATCACAAAGTATCACGTCACGAAATTTATACAAACAGTACCAACATATCATTCAATATATCTTAGAGGATCATTCTTAGAAAGGAATGTCATAGGCAGTTGGACGGGATCATTGAGTACAAGCGAGCACTCTGATATTGATTTTGTCATTGTTGTGCCAGAGAAAACGGATGTGCAAATGTCAATGTATGGTAAGGGATTCAAATATAAAATCAATCGTGTGCCATGTGATGTAAAGGTTATAGATTACAATAGGTTTAGTAAGTACCCCAACGATTTATTCTTAGAAGTCCTTCCTCTCAAGATGGTAAAGGGTGAGGAAGATTTGTCAGTAAGAAAAATTGATCTTCATGAAATACAACATGATTATCATGACAAATACAAAACACTTAGAAATCAATTAGACAATCCACAATGTAAAGGTCGTGTTAGAGATGCCTACACTGCCAAGAAATATATTAAAAGATTATTACGAAACTGCTTTGATACTGTAGGTCCTGAACTAGGTATGCACACCAGATCTTTGGACTATTGTCAGTACTTTTTCTGTGAAGTGCACCCCGAACACGAGGTATTAACTACTAAATTATTGGACGTGTTTCTAAATACTAACAGATACGCTTGGGATGACATCCAAAAACTTGTGTCTGAATCAGAAGTTCTAATCGATTTTATAGGTAATTATGGCAGACCAGTTTGACTCCATCGATAAGGCACTCGATGTAAAAGGTGAGATTGTCAAGGAGAAAAGAAAGATTGCAAAAACAATCAAAGACTCTGGTGATGATCCTCGTCAAGATTATGAATACAGTCGTGGTCAACTCTACAATCTAGTAGAGAAGGGTCAACAAGCAGTCAATGGCATACTCGATGTGTGTGAGGACTCTCAACACCCACGTGCATATGAGGTGGCAGGTCAACTTATAAAACACGTTGCAGATACTACTGACAAGTTGATTGATCTTCAAAAGAAGATGAAGGATCTTGAAGAAGACACAGGAACTAAGAACGTAACTAACAATTCATTATTTGTGGGAAGTACATCTGATCTACAGAAGATGTTGAAAGAGATGAGCAAGTCTAAATAAACTCATGGATTACAAAATCAAAGTCATCACTGAAGAATCAACTTCAGAAAGGATGGCAAAAAGTTTTGATAAGAACAAAGAATCTATCAAAGCAAAAGAAGGTGTTCCTCCTAAAAAGAAGGAAGAACCTAAGAAAGATCCAGAGAAACCTGAATCTAAAAACAAACCTAAAAACCCTAAAGAAAAAATTGGTAAGTTTGTCAAGGGTACATACAACTTTGTAAAGAACAGAGTGAGTGATGCTGCTGGTGGTTTCGGTAAATCAAGTTTTTCAGAATGGAGAGATAGAACCAGATGAGTGCTAAGAGTGACATCTACCTTGGTAATCCTAATCTAAAAAAAGCAAACACAGAACAACAGTTTACTAAGGAACATATAAAAGAATTTCTTAAGTGCAAAGACGACCCAGTATATTTTACAGAAAAACATATACGAATAGTGAACGTGGATGAGGGTCTAGTTCATTTCAAGATGTACAAGTTTCAACAGAAACTTATAGAAAATTTTCATAAACACAGATTTAATATATGCAAAATGCCACGACAGACTGGAAAGTCTACTACAGTGGTCTCGTATCTTCTACACTACGCAATTTTCAACGACAATGTTAACATCGGAATCCTCGCTAATAAAGCAGCGACTGCTAGAGATCTCCTCGGAAGATTACAACTGGCGTACGAAAACCTGCCGAAGTGGATGCAGCAGGGAATCATCGCATGGAACAAAGGATCCATGGAGCTTGAAAACGGATCAAAAATAATAGCAGCAAGCACCTCGGCATCTGCAGTTCGAGGTATGTCATTCAACATTATATTCTTAGACGAATTTGCATTCGTACAAAATCACTTAGCAGATGACTTCTTTGCATCTGTGTATCCTACTATATCTTCTGGTAAATCTACGAAGGTTATAATAGTTTCCACTCCACATGGTATGAATCATTTCTACAGAATGTGGCATGATGCGGAGCGTGGTCAGAATGAGTATTGTCCGACTGAAGTTCATTGGTCTGAAGTGCCAGGTAGAGATGCTAAGTGGAAAGAACAAACTATCAAGAATACTAGCAAGCAACAGTTTGCTATAGAGTTCGAGTGTGAATTTTTAGGATCTGTTGATACTCTTATCTCTGCTGCTAAACTCAAGGCAATGGTGTATGAACAACCTATAGAACAAAATGGAAAGTTGAAAGTTTATGAGAGACCGTTTGGAAAACGTGATTATATTGTGACAGTGGATGTGGCGAGAGGTGTATCAAAAGATTATAGTGCATTCATAGTAGCCGATATTACAGAGTTTCCTTACAAGGTGGTTGCCACGTATCGTGACAATCAGGTCAAACCCATGTTGTTTCCATCTATAATACATGATATTGCAACAGCTTATAATAATGCTTATGTTCTATGTGAGGTAAATGATATCGGTGATCAGGTTGCATCAATACTATTCTATGATTTGGAGTATGAAAACTTACTCATGGTTGCTATGAGAGGTAGAGCAGGTCAAATAGTTGGATCAGGATTTTCTGGTGTAAAAACACAGCTGGGTGTCAAGATGAGCACAGTTACAAAAAAAGTAGGATGTTCTAACTTGAAGACTTTGGTGGAGGAAGATAAACTCATATTCTGTGATTACAATATAATATCGGAGTTGACTACATTCATTCAGAGAAAGCAATCATTTGAGGCAGAGGAGGGTTGTAATGATGACCTTGCTATGTGTCTTGTTATATTTTCATGGTTAGTTGCACAAGAGTATTTCAAAGAAATGACTGATTCTGATGTAAGAAAACGTATATACGAGGAGCAGAAAAATGCAATAGAACAAGACATGGCACCATTCGGTTTCGTGAGTGATGGATTGTTTGATGATGAGATAGAACAAGTAGATAATGAAGGAGATAGATGGAAGAAAGCAGACGAGTATGGTGATAGATCTTACATGTGGGAATATCACGTCTAAATACGTAACCCGCAAAAAACATAAATAATTTCAGTCTAAAACAGTAGGACCCATAAGGGAGTTAGAATGGCACTTAGATTAGCATCTCCAGGAATTTCAGTTAGAGAGGTTGACCTTACAAGAGGCGGAGTAGATTTTACTCTAAACGTTGTTGGAGGTATAGCAGCTCCTTTTGCAAAGGGACCGTGTAACGAAATTACTAGGATAAACAATGAGAATGAATTAGTTGAGGTTTTTGGAAAACCAGGAGTAGGAACAACAGACTACCACTATGAAACATGGTATGCAGCATCAAACTTCTTATCATACGGTGGTAAGTTAGATGTAGTAAGATGTGTAGGGGGAGATCTCAACACTGCAAACGTCGCTGTTGGTCTTGCAAACACAACTCTTTTACTAGAAGGGTTAGAAGATTATAACAATAATCAGGCAGATGACACGAATTGGTACTTCGCTGCAAAAAATCCAGGCAACTGGGCAGAGAATATAAAGGTAGCA